GACATCGACTTCCAACTCAGTGTGTTTGCAAAGACACAAGATGATGCACTACAGATTGTAGAACAAATCATTCCATACTTCAACCCACAGTATTCAATTACTGTAAAACCCTTTGCGGATGAGATGGATATTAAAGAGGACGTGCCAATCGTCCTCACAGGAATAACCTTTCAAGATACCTACGATGGACCTTTAGAGACAAGAAGGACAATCGTTTATGATCTAACCTTCACCATGAAACTGTCTTTCTATGGACCGGAGAAAACTCAGAGTATTATTAGAGAGGTTAATAACAATCTGTATCTCATGGGTGCAGACAGTGACACCTTTATTCATAACATAAATATTACACCGGATCCAATTGATGTGAGTCCGGATAGTGACTATGGTTTTAATGTACAGTATTTGGATAGCGCCGGATGAGTGAAGACAACAAGAATATAAAGACAGACTACGAGTATTCTAGGGAGACGTATTACGACATCCTTGAGAAGGGACGTGAGTCTATGGATCTGATGATTGAGGTCGCTCGACAGAGTGAACACCCTCGTGCGTTTGAAGTCCTGTCCACCATGATGAAGAACATGGCAGACATCAACGACAAGTTGATGGAACTGAACAAGAAGAAAAAGGACGTAGAGAAAGAGGAACCCAAACAAGTCGGTACTACAAACAACAATCTCTTTATCGGGTCTACGACTGAACTCCAAAGATTTCTACAGAATGAACAAAAGGTGATTGATGCAGAGCCCATACGAGAAGAATAATTACCTTGGTAATCCTAACGTTAAAAAGGATGGGGTTAACGAGGAATGGGATTCTCACAAGGTTTCGGAATATCAGAAATGTATGCAAGATCCCGCATACTTTGCGAAGACCTATGTCAAGATTATATCACTGGATAAGGGACTTGTCAACTTCGACTTGTATCCATACCAAGAGAAAATGTTCCGACACTTCAACGAGAACAGATTTTCTATTGTACTCGCTTGTAGACAGTCCGGCAAATCTATTTCGTCTGTGGTCTACCTTCTATGGTATGCAATCTTTCATCCCGAAAAGACTATTGCAATTCTTGCAAACAAGGGTTCAACTGCAAGGGAGATGTTAGCGCGTGTTACACTCGCCCTTGAAAATTTACCTTTCTTTCTCCAACCGGGCTGCAAAGCACTCAACAAAGGTAGCATCGAATTTTCCAACAATAGTCGTATTATCGCTGCTGCTACCAGTGGCAGTTCTATCCGTGGTATGTCTGTTAACCTTCTATTTCTTGATGAGTTTGCTTTCGTTGAACGGGCTTCTGAATTCTATACTTCTACCTACCCTGTCATCTCTTCTGGAAAGGACACAAAGGTTGTCATCACATCTACTGCAAACGGTATCGGAAACACTTTCCACAAGATATGGGAAGGGGCGGTACAAAAAGTTAATGAGTATCAGGCATTCACAGTAAACTGGTGGGATGTGCCAGGCCGTGATGAGGAGTGGAAGAAACAGACTATATCAAATACATCTCAACTCCAGTTTGATCAGGAGTTCGGGAACACATTTTTCGGGACGGGTGATACTTTAATCAATGCAGAGACTCTGCTTGACTTTCGATCAAAACCGCCAATTGAAGTTCTCGAAGGTGGGAACTTCTTGGTATATCAGACCCCTCAAAAGGGTCACGAATACATCACCTTAGTAGATGTATCAAAAGGTAGAGGGCAGGATTATTCTACGTTTAACGTAATCGACATATCGGTCCAACCTTTTAAACAGGTTGCGGTTTATCGCTGTAACACTATATCTCCAATTCTCTTACCCAACTTTATCTATAAGTATTCGAATCTCTACAACAACGCATACGTAGTAATTGAATCAAATGATGCGGGTTCGGTGGTATGTAATGGATTATATCATGACTTGGAGTATGAGAATGTTCACGTTACCAGTTCAGTAAAAGCGTCTGGTATTGGTATTGAAATGAACCGTAAGGTCAAACGTCTGGGCTGTTCTGCAATCAAGGACATCCTTGAAAACCGCAAGTTGGAAATTGTTGATGAGAATACCATACTAGAGATATCGACGTTCGTATCGAAGGGTCAGTCTTATGAGGCGTCTGAAGGAAACCACGATGATCTCATGATGAACTTAGTACTGTTTGGGTATTTTGTCTCAACGCAATTCTTTGCAGATATGACCGACATCAACATCAAACAGATGTTATTTGAAAGAAGAATGAAGGAGATCGAAGACGATGTACCCCCATTCGGTTTTGTTGATACTGGATTAGAAAATATAGTTGAGGAACCGATTATAGAAAATGAGTGGCAAGTCTGGAAACAGGATAACTGGTGAAATTCTCCCTTTTTATAAATAAAAGTGTTGAATAGACCCGTATCATGTTAAACTCATAATTTGTAAACGAAAAAAGGAAAACAGTCATGGCATTAACCACACCGTCTGCTTCTCCTGCAATCACAGTCAAAGAGATCGACCTCTCAGGATTCGCTCCTAATGTCACAACTTCGACTGGTGCGTTTGTAGGTAAGTTTCGTTGGGGCCCGGCAGAGGAACGCACACTAGTAGCAGATGAAGCTGGTCTAGTGCAAGTTTTCGCCGCACCTAATGAAGATCATGCGACAGACTTTTTGTCTGCCGTGTACTTTTTAAAGTACTCAAACTCGTTGTTTGTTGTACGTGGTCACAATGGTTCTAAAAACGCACATTCCGGTTATGCCGCGGATGTGAACACCAGTGACTCCGGAGACAACATCGTAGTAAAAAACACTAATCACTTCGATACCACAGTCAAGAGTTCTCTCAATGCATCCACCAATAACTCTGGTGCATTCATTTCGAGATTCCCTGGCGCTTTGGGTAACGGACTTTCAGTAACATTCTGTCCTGCCGACAGTGCAGATCGTTACTTTAATCAATGGGACTATCGTGGTTCCTTTGACCGTGCACCCACTTCAAGTTCTTGGGCGACAGATCGTTCAGGTACTTTGGATGAAATCCACGTTGCGGTTATTGACCGCAAGGGTGAATTCACAGGTACGCCTGGCTCGGTACTCGAAACCTTCCCACACCTTTCAGTTGCAAAAGGTGCGGTATCTACAGAAGGTGAACCACAGTACGTGGTAGACGCCATCAACCAGTCTTCTGGATATATCAGAATGTCTGGTTACTTTGATGGTGACTCTGCATTCTCTTCCACTCTTGCTGGTGGACAGGGTATTGGTCAGTACTGGGGAACCACTCCTGAAGTAGATTCCGCTACTAACTTTAGTACAGGAACTTCTGGATGGTTGAATTGGGACTCAGACAATAACGCACTCATCAAACTTTCGAATGGTGCAGATGACACTGACTTCACCGCTGGTGATATTGGTACTGCATTCGACTTGTTTGAAGATACAGAGAACGTCACAGTAGACTTCCTGATCTCACCTGTAGGTAACGGATCAGTGAATGACAGTGACGCTGTTACTATTGTCAATGATCTTAACGGTATCGCACAACAGACTCGTAAAGACTGTGTTGTCGTGACTTCACCTAAGCGTAATGATACTGTTGGTGTCGCCGCTGGCACTGCGGTTTCCAATGCGGTTACGTTTGCAAATAGTTTGACAAACTCATCGTACCTAGTAGTCGATAACAACTACCTCAAGGTTTTCGACAAGTACAATGACAAGTATGTCTTCATTCCTGCTGCATCATCTACTGCTGGTCTTATGGCTGCAACAGATGCGGTGGCCGCTCCTTGGTTCTCCCCTGCTGGTCAACGTAGAGGTAATTATGTCGGTGTAACCGATCTTGCAATTACTCCTAACAAGACTCAGAGAGATACATTGTATAAGGCGGGTATTAACCCCATCGCCAACATTCCTGGCGCTGCAATCGTACTCTTCGGGGATAAAACCCATGAGAACAGACCTTCTGCATTCGACAGAATCAACGTTCGTAGATTGTTCCTTGCACTGGAGCGTTCAATCGCTGCCGCTGCGAAGAACATCCTGTTTGAATTCAACGACGAGTTTACTCGTGCAGAATTCGTGAACGTTGTCGAACCTCTGTTGCGTGAGATCAGGGGTCGAAGAGGTATCACAGACTTCCGTGTTGTATGTGACGAAACAAACAACACGCCCGCTGTGGTCGATAGAAACGAATTTGTCGCTTCCATCTTTATCAAACCCGCACGTTCAATCAACTACGTAACACTGAACTTTGTTGCAGTTAGAACGGGTGTCCAGTTTGATGAAGTTGTGGGTGCGGTCTAAGATAACAGGAGCTTAAGAAATGGCAATTTTAGGAGTAGATGACTTCAAGTCGAAGTTAAGAGGTGGTGGCGCTCGCGCCAACATGTTCAAGGCGACTGTTAACTTCCCCGCATATGCAGGGGGAGATGTGGAACTCACATCTTTCCTATGTAAGGCGGCACAGTTGCCCGCATCCGAAATGGGGGTTGTTACAATCCCGTTTCGTGGTAGACAGTTGAAGATCGCCGGTGACCGTACCTTCGGTACGTGGACCGTGACTATCATCAACGATACGGACTTCTTGGTACGTAACTCACTCGAACAGTGGATGAATGGTATTAATTCTCACCAAGCAAACACTGGTCTTACCAACCCCGTTGACTATCAGGCTGACCTGATCGTTGAACAGTTGGACAAGGATGGGTCAACTATCAAGACATATAATTTCCGTGGGTGTTTCCCAACTAACGTTGCGGCCATCGACGTGAATTATGAAACAGTAGATGCGATTGAGGACTTCACTTGTGAATTCCAAGTCCAGTACTGGGAGTCTAACACTACCAATTAATGGTGGTATAAGTATAGGGTACGGAGGGGTAACTCTCCGTACCTTCTTACTATAGTAGAGTTTGGAATATATGGCAGAGAACAACGGTATCAAACTTTTTGGATTCGAGTTAAAGAGGATCCAGAAGAAAGATAAAGAACAGGAAAAACTCCCCTCTATTGTCCCAAAACAGGATGATGATGGCGCGGGGTATGTAACTGCCAGTGGAGCCCACTTCGGTCAATATATTGACATGAATGGGAACGAAGCGAAAGACAATGCAGAACTCATCAAAAAATATCGTGGTATCGCAGAACATCCTGAAGTAGATGCCGCCATCGAAGATATTGTTAATGAGTCTATCAGTGCATCTGATGCAGAGTCATCCGTTGAAATCGTTCTTGATAAGGTAGAGGCACCCGACAGAATTAAGAAACTGATTGTTGAAGAATTTGACAATGTATGTTCTATGATGAACTTCAATGATCACGCCCACGATATCTTTAGATCGTGGTACGTTGATGGTCGTATCGTACACCATCTAGTAGTAAACGAATCAAACCTCAAGGCGGGTATTCAAGAGATCCGGTCAATCGACTCCTCTAAGATCCGCAAAGTAAAAGAGGTCAAATACAAAAAGGATCAAAAGACAGACGCCAAAATCGTTGATAGTGTAAATGAGTTTTACATCTATCAAGAGAAGGCGGGTGCGAACCAAGGCATCAAATTGTCTCCGGATTCTGTTTCGTATGTGACTTCGGGTCTACTTGACCCCTCTCGCAAACGTGTAGTGTCTTATCTACACAAGGCAATTAAACCCGTCAACCAGTTAAGGATGATGGAAGACTCTCTGGTGATCTATCGTCTCGCACGTGCACCTGAGAGAAGAATTTTCTATATCGACGTTGGTAACCTACCTACGGGTAAGGCAGAACAACACATGAAAGACATCATGTCTCGTTATAGAAATAAGTTAGTCTACGATGCAAACACTGGACAGATCAAAGATGATCGTAAACACATGTCCATGTTGGAAGACTTCTGGTTACCTCGTAGAGAGGGTGGACGTGGTACAGAGATCAGTACCCTGCCTGGCGGGGAGAACCTTGGACAGATAGATGACATCATCTACTTCCAGAAGAAATTGTACCGTTCATTGAATGTACCTATCAATAGACTGGAACAAGAAGCCCAGTTCTCGTTAGGTCGTTCAACAGAAATCAATAGGGACGAAGTAAAGTTCCAGAAGTTTGTTGATAGACTTCGCAGACGTTTCTCTATGATGTTCTTGGGCATCATCAAGAAACAACTTGTCCTCAAGGGTATCATCACCGATGAGGATTGGGATGAGTGGAAGAACGATATCGTCATCGACTTTATTCGTGACAACCACTTCACCGAACTTAAGAACGCTGAGTTGTTAAGGGAACGTCTGGATACTATGGACAGAATTACACAGTATGTTGGTGAATACTTCTCGCGTGAATGGGTAATGAAAAATGTCATGATGATGTCAGATGATGACATCGAACAGATGAAAGATGAGGTCGAATCCGAAAACGATAAAGGTGACGGAGGAGAGGCGGACGATGGCGACGAATTCCAGTAATGAATTACTTGGAGTGGTTGGCACAGTTCTTTGATTTAAACCATGATGGTCAAGAAGACCGTCACGATGACTATGAGAAAATAGGAGAACCTGAAGATGAGTGATAACGAAACAGTTGAAGACGTAGTTGATCAAGAGATCCCTACATCTATGCAACAGGATTTTATTGACATGGTGCAGGCTGGTAACTTCAACAAAGCGAAGGAACAGTTTGACACCATGATGGCGGACAAGATGACTGCACGTCTTGACGCCGAGAAAGCGGCAGTCGCATCTAGTATCTTTAACTCTGACGAAGACATCGATCTAGAAGACGATGATTTCTTCGATGTAGAAGATGAAGATGAACTGGATGAACTCGACGAGTACGAGTTAGAACTCGAAGATGAGGACACCGCTGAACAAGAGGGTAAAGAAATTTATTCTGGTGCAGAAATCTAAATTTGTATAAATAATAGTCAAGGGAAACTTATGCAAACTTTTTTAGAACTTCGTGAGAAGTTGGGACGAAAACCAACTGGTACTATCGTCTACGATAAAAAAATTAATAAGATCCCTGTACAGATTTATAAGGACAATAAAGGGTTCACCGCCTATGTTGATGGCGATAGATTGGACACCTTTAAGTCGCAGAAAGATGCACAGAGGTCCGCAGAGAACATCGTCAAGGAATTAACCTAATGAAGTTAATCAGCGAATACGTAGAAAACGATCTACAATGTATTGTAGAGAAGAAAGAAGATGGCGCAAAGAAATACGTCATCGAAGGTATTTTCGCGCAGGCGGACGCAAAGAATAGAAACGGACGTATCTACCCCAAACCAATTATGGAGAATGCGGTAGGTAAGTACGTAAAAGAACAAGTATCTAAGAAACGTGCGGTTGGTGAATTGAATCACCCTGAAGGACCGACAGTTAACTTAGACAAAGTTTCTCACCTCATCACTGACCTCAAGTTTGAGGGGAATGATGTGGTAGGAAAGGCACAAATATTGGATACTCCTATGGGTAAGATCGTTCAAGGTCTTCTTGAGGGTGGTGTTCAACTAGGTGTGTCAACTCGTGGTATGGGTAGCCTTGAACAACGGAACGGCGCAATGTACGTCAAAGACGATTTTATTCTTAGTACGGTTGACATCGTACAAGATCCATCCGCACCGGATGCCTTCGTTAATGGAATCATGGAAGGTGTTGATTGGATCTGGAATAACGGCGTTCTAGAAGCTCAGGTAATTGAAAAAATGGAGACTGAAATTAAAACTGCTCCGAAGGCGTTTCGTCCTGAAACGCAAATTCGAGAGTTTAAGAATTTCCTCTCGTTAATTAAATCACAATTGTAAGGAGTCAATAATGACTGAAGAAACTAAAGTCGAAGTTGAACTCCACGATGAAGAAATTAACGATATCGTGGAAGAGACTCTCGAAGAGGCGGCTCCTGCTGCTAAGGGTGCAAAGGGTGATGAAGGGGCCGTAACGGAACCTGAGTCAATCGCATCTGTAGACAAGGCTGCAGACGCCGTTAAATCGCAAGCTCCTGTTCCGAAAACTAAGGCAGGTATGATCAATGCTATGTTCACTAAGATGAACGGTATGTCTAAGGCAGAAATGTCTAAGATGTATGCATCATACATGGGTGAAGGTGTTGAAGTTGAAGAAGGTGCGGAAGAAGTGGTTGCTGAAACCATTGACACTACCGCAGAACTGAACGCATTGGTCGAGTCTGAGGCAACACTCAGTGATGAGTTCAAGGCCAAGACTGCCGTAATTTTCGAAGCTGCTGTGAAGACGAAACTCTCTGAAGAAGTTGAGAGAATCGAAGATCAGTATAAGAGCGAACTTGCCGAAGAGGTATCCTCTATTAAAGAAGACCTCGTAGGTAAAGTAGACAGCTACCTCAACTACGTTGTTGAGACTTGGATGGAAGAGAACAAAGTTGCAGTTCAGAACGGTCTCCGTACTGAAATTGCAGAGACGTTCATGAACAAGATGAAGGATCTATTCGTAGAGTCTTACATCGAAGTTCCTGAGTCCAAGTTGGATCTAGTTGACGAACTGGCTGAACAGGTTGAAGAGTTGGAAGGAAAACTCAACACTCAAACTGGAGACAACATCAAACTTGCAGAACAACTGGAAGTACTCCAACGTGACGCGATCATTGCAGAAGCAACTCGTGGAATGGCAGAGACTCAAGTTGAGAAACTGCGTGGTATGGTAGAGTCTGTAGATTTTGATGACGAAGAGTCTTTCAAAACTAAAGTTCAGACAGTTAAAGAATCTTTCTTTAAGACAGAAAAACCCGTGGTTAGTGAGGAACTCACCGCCGAAGAACCTGAGACTGAAATCGAAGTTTCTTCTGTGATGGAACAATACCTCGCTGCCATTAAGAAAACTACTCAATCACAGTAAGGAATATCTAAATGAACACTAACTCTTACGATCAATTGATCGAAAAGTGGAGTCCGGTACTGAACGAAGAGTCTGCTGGTGTGATCGCAGATCGTCACCGCAAGGCCGTTACTGCCGCGATTCTTGAAAACCAAGAACGTGCAATGCGGGAAGACCGCGCTGCATCCGCTGGGTTCCTCACGGAAGCCGCTCCTGCCAACAACACTACCAGTGCATCGAACTGGGATCCTATTCTGATCTCTCTCGTTCGTCGCGCTATGCCTAACCTCATGGCATATGACGTATGTGGTGTTCAGCCTATGTCTGGACCTACTGGTCTTATTTTCGCCATGAAGTCTCGTTACGGTGGTGGTTCTACCTCTAACCGTGAAGCACTGTTCAACGAAGCAGAAACCACATTCTCTGGTGACTCTTCTGGTGTTGCTGCTCACGATAGTGACAACGTATCTGGTTTCAACGGAATCGCACCTTCTGGTGACTCCGCTGATACTCTTCGTGGTACTAATCTCACTGGTCGCCCAATGTCTACTGCTGATGCAGAAGCCCTTGGTTCTTCTGGTGCAGGTGCTTTCGAAGAGATGGGTTTCACCATCGAAAAGGCCACGGTGACTGCGAAGTCTCGTGCGTTGAAAGCCGAGTACTCACTTGAACTCGCACAAGACCTGAAGGCGATTCACGGTCTTGACGCAGAGACAGAATTGGCGAACATTCTGTCAACGGAAATCCTCGCGGAAATCAACCGTGAAGTTATCCGTACCATCAACTCTCAGGCGAAGACGGGTTGTCTTCAGGCAAACGTTACTAAGAACGGTATCTTTAACCTTTCTTCGGACGCTGATGGTCGTTGGTCTGCTGAGAAGTTCAAGGGTCTGGTTGTACAACTTGACCGCGAAGCGAACGTAATCGCAAAAGAAACTCGTCGCGGTAAGGGTAACGTAATCATCTGTTCTTCAGATGTTGCGACTGCTCTGTCTGCTTCTGGTATGTTGGATTACACTCCTGCAATGTCTACTCAACTTCAGGTTGATGACACAGGTAACACCTTCGCTGGTACATTGAACGGACGCATCAAGGTCTACATCGATCCTTATGCACAAACCGACTATGTAACTGTTGGATATAAGGGTACTAACCCTTATGACTCTGGTGTTTTCTATTGTCCTTACGTTCCTCTGACTATGGTCAAGGCCGTTGGGGAAGACACTTTCCAACCGAAGATCGGTTTCAAGACTCGTTACGGCATGGCTTCGAATCCTTTCGTGGGTGCAACACCTGCTGACGGTCTCGCTGCTGCTAAGAGTAACCAGTACTACCGTATCTTCCGTGTGGACAACATCCTCACATAAGATAAAAAATAAAAAGAAACTCGAAAGAGTCATTTTTTGGGGGGACGCTGCAGTCCCCCCTTTTTTATGCATATATAATAATGGTACGACATGGTAGTCTCCTAGTGAAAGGAAGCATAACTTAAAGGAGCATGTAGTATGAAATGGTTAATACTAGCGCTAGTGTTGATTCCGTTTTCTGCCCATTCTGAAACGGTAATCAATTATGATGATGGATCGACATACACTCTATCCGAAGGCGAGAAAATTTACATCGCCAAACGTAAGTTGTTCACACAGAAAAACTACAATAACGGTAATGTGTATTTTACACTTCAGAAAGAACATACCAAGAGAGATTATGTTCCCGATCCAGACGGAACCGATGATATGGTAGTGGGTTCTCATGAATGGTGCAAAGCATATGTACCGTGGCATGAAGGTCTAACTTTTGATATGATTGCGTGGCAACGTTTCTGTGACACCGATAATGATGGTGACTATGACGAAGACGATGATCGTTGGAATGAGTAATAAAAAGGGGACTTAACGTCCCCTCTTTTTTAACCAACTGTTGGTTAAATTTAACCAACTGTTAATTGTTGTTTCTGATCTTGTAACAGTTTCAAACCAACTTCTTTGAATTCGAAACCAGACTTTTCAAAGAAGAACTCTATCATGTTACGGTCTGCAATATACTTTGGCGAACCGATCCATTGATCATGGTCAGAGATTTTTGGGTGATAGACGATACACACTGCCTTCGTGTATCCGTGTTCTTGGTGTGCCTCGAAAAAGTTAGACATGAAGGTCTGAAGCGAACCACCAGAACCACTTGTGATAACTTCAACAAATGTCTTGCCGTCTTGGTAAGATGGAATGATCTCTTCGTAAAGTTTTTTCTTGTTGGCACCCTCTCTCCACTTGATGTGCTTCTGGCCTAGCAAACTCAGTTCTTCGTTCTCGATTGCTTTCTTCGCCTTGTTGATAGCAGAGTTGATTTGACGTTTGGTGATATTGAACTTCTCAAGTGCAAGGATCATTGCATCCGAATCAAGATCGATGTTGTGGTTATAGTAGAGACTCTGTGCAATCTTGGAGAAATCGTCAGATTGGTTTACCTTTGGTTGAATCTTACCTTCCTGAACATTCAA